TCATCGGCTTCATCCTCGAACGTGCCCTCCCGCACAAAGACTGCCACAAACAACCGAATGGTCATAAGGCTTGACTTGGACAGGCCGAAACGCTCAGGCGGCGTGGTGGTAAAATACGCCAACCAATAAGGCGGCTCAGGCGTAATGTATTGCAGCGACGGCGTGTCATAAACACCGGGCGCATTTTCACCCCATACAATCGGCGGCGCGGATGGCGTGGCGGCAAGGCGCGTGCGCAGGGCTGTTTTGATGTCTTTGTGATTCATCCGACCCGCGCCTTTGCTTTTGCAATAGATGCCCGCACAATCGCGGGCCATTGATCGACGGCACCCTCGACAAAGTGCGCGCCGGGGCGGCCATTGCGGCCATTGTTGACTGCCGCAGCATATTCTGCCGTCCACGTAAAATATGCAACATCACCACCCTTTATTCCGGATGCTGCAAGAATATAAGATTCCTCACCCTGCCCAGATGCACCGCCCGCGATTGTTGACACAAGGCTGTTGCGCAAATTGCCGGTGTCAACCGGCATGCGCCCGCCTTTGGCCTTTGTGACCTGCGCCACGGCCACGACGGATTGCGTTGCGTCTTTCAACACGGCGTCGATCCGGCGTTCGGTCTTTTTGGTCCACTGGTCGAGAGTTGCGAATGTGTAGTTTACCATCAGGTCAGCCTCGCGAAAAAATCAATGCGAACATCAACGTAGCATCGGCAATTTATGGTTTCTTCGCCGGGCGCGCCCATGCTTGAATCACCGGGATACATAAGTAGCGCACCGCCAACATTGAACGCTTCACCCTGCCCCACTACCTGACCATCCGCTGCCGCGTGTGTCTCGCGCGTCTTGGCGTCGCCTGTTGAATCCCACGCCCTAACGACGTCCTGCGCCTGAACATCATTGTTCGGGTTTTCGATCAACTGATCAAGCGCCTCTTGGCGCCCGGCATTCAACGCCTTGAGCGTTTCGGTGCGGGCGATTGTTTCGCCGCGCAACGCCAGCAGCCGGTCGGAATACCGCGCCGCCATCCGATCAATGTCAGCCTGCCCGACAGGCTTGCCGTCAGCAATGGCCCGGCGCACGATCCCGTCAAATCGTTTGTCGCGCCGCGTGCGCGTAAAATAGTTTGCCATGCGGTCGGGGTTGGTCAGTTCACCACGCATATTCTGCACATAGCCTGCCTGCGTGCTGTGCAGCCCCACCAGACCGCCTTGCCGCGTGCCGTTGGTCATGCGCCCGCCGATGTCCAGTGCGGTGCGCAGCGGTCCTGCGCCTGCCTCCAGCCCGGCACGGATCGTCTGGGCAATGAGAACGCGCGTGTCGTCCAGCACCTCAGTCACGAGCCGCGCGCCCAGGTCCCGCGCAATCCGCTCGGCCCGCTCGTTGCGGCCTCCAAACGACTGCACAACGCGGGTGGCAATCGGGGCGCGGCGGGTGGCCTGCTGAAACGATGCCATCTGATAATTGCCGCCAGCCGACAGGACCGCCGTGATTGCCGTATCGGTCTTGAACAGATCGGCCTCATCAAACCGCAGCGCGCGGAATGCGGCATCCACATCACCGCGCGCAATGGCCGCCTCAAGCGCCTTCATATCAACGCCAGCCCGCGCCTGTCGCATGGCTGCGACAAACTCCGACTGGACGCCGGGCCATGTGTCGTCCAGCAGCTTTAAGAAGGCTCGACGAGTGTCGCGGGTTGTCATTCAATCCTCACAGAGTCCATCGTCAGCCCCATCGCGGCAAGCGTTGCCAGCGCGTCGTCACCCACACAGGCCGTCAACTTGTCGGGCAATGCCATCACAGGCTCTAGGCTGAACACCAGCGCAGCTTGTGCGCGATTAGCACCTGCCATGTTGATTACGTTGTCGGTGTCCCAAGCGGGGCGCTGTAGGCCGCTCTGTGCTGTTGTGGTGAATGTGTCGGACACGGGTAACGATGCACAGGCGTAAAGGTTGCCGTCCGCATCTTGCCAGTTCAGTGCGACGTAGGTTGCAGCATCGTCTGGGCCGTAGCCTAACACCATTGCTAGGTCGTTGGCGTCATCCCGCAACGCATCAGGGCAAGCGATTGTCAGTATCATATCAGTAACCTCCTGTAACTGTGACGGTCCAGCCGCGAGACCGAAGTGTAGTGATAGCAGCTTCGCCAGTTGATGATGGCGCCGAGCCGCCCGACTGGCCAAATACCCGCGTTCCGACTGCAATACCAGATGCCACGAGCGACACTAGGATGTTGTCGATGCTGGTTTGGGTTAGTGCGGTGTTTGTAAATGCATCGGTAAAGTTCCCACCACTTATATTGTCGAAGGCATTAGATGGGAAGCTCGTGAGGCCGGTGCAGCCGTACCAAGCTGAACTGAAATTAGTCCCTGAGGATGTGTCGATTAAAGGGAAGCTCGTGAGGCTGGTGCAGCTGTACCAAGCCTGCAAGAAGTCAGTCACTGAGGATGTGTCGATTAGAGGGAAGCTCGTGAGGTTGGCGCAGCTGTGCCAAGTCTGGCTTAAACTAGTCCCCGAGGATGTGTCGATTAGAGGGAAGCTCGTGAGGCTGGTGCAGCTGTACCAAGCCTGATAGAAGCTAGTCCCTGCTGATGTATCAATTAAAGGGAAGCTCGTCAGGCCGGTGCAGCTGTCCCAAGCTTGGCTGAAACTAGTCCCTGCTGATGTATCAATTAAAGGGAAGCTCGTGAGGCCGGTGCAGCCGTACCAAGCTGAAATGAAATTAGTCCCTGAGGATGTGTCGATTAGAGGGAAGCTCGTGAGGCTGGTGCAGCTGTACCAAGCTGAACTGAAATTAGTCCCTGAGGATGTGTCGATTAGAGGGAAGCTCGTGAGGCTGAAGCAGTTACGCCAAGTCTGCAAGAAGTCAGTCACTGAGGATGTGTCGATTAGAGGGAAGCTCGTGAGGCTGGTGCAGCTGTGCCAAGTCTGGCTTAAACTAGTACCTGAGGATGTGTCGATTAGAGGGAAGCTGGTAAGTTCCGACCAACTTCGCCAGAAACTGAAAAAGCTCGTCACGGCACCATAGCTGGCAGTCGCGCCATTACGCACAAAGTAAGCCTCAGTCGCCTCCGCTTCCGCAGCAGTCAAAGCCCCGTCGCGGATCAACTGTCCCACGATTGCTGTGCCGGGAAAATACAGGCCTCCTTTGCCGCCAATGTCATAAGCGCCCGCTGGAATTGTCACCCCGTAGGATGCCGTTCCTTGGTCTGTTGCCAAGACCATCGTGCCAGTAAAGCCGCCGACAGGCACTGTCATGGACAAGCGGTCGTCAACTTTGTCAACTCTGGCGCGGGCAGGGGTAGTCTGGTATGTGAGCCGCTGCGCCGCCGTGGCCTGAATGGCGTGGTTGCTGTTGCCGGACGTGTCACCAAAGTATCCGATTGGGTCGGTCGCGACCGTTACAGGCGTGGTGCCGACCGAAAGCTGAAATAGCGTGCCAATGTCAAACGCGGTCAGCAGTGCGCCTTGCTTACCGCCAGCGAATAGTGGCGAAACTTCCACATCAGCGCGCGTGAACTTGATATTGCAGGACGCCATGTCCACCGACCCGACCGACTGGCCGCGCGGGAAAGATGTGACCTTGCCCATGATGTAGCGGACTGTGCCATCACTGGGAGTTTGACGGAAGCTGATTTCATTCTTGGACGCCAGAGCGGCAAGCAAGATGATCTGGCCAGCGTCAGCCGAGTCGTAGCCGAGCGGAACCGTGATCGAACCGTAGTCCAGTTCGCCGTGAAACTTGTTCACGATGCCAGTCTTGAGCGGCGTGAACGCGTTTACAGCGTGCGCTGGCCCGCTTTCGGGAATTTCGGACGCCTCTCCCACCTCGGTCCACGACAGCGCGGCGTAACCGGATACGCTGAATGTTGCAGGGGTGGCCGCCGAGACGGACAGAAACCCGCCGAGACCTTCAGTAAGTGCCATGATGATGTTCCTTATATTTCATTTTGTCACCTTTACCATCCAGGATATCACAAATCCGGCAGAGTCCATAGGGATGACTTCCTGCACAGGCCAATTTGATCCGCCGATCGTTAGCACGTCCGATGTGCTAGGGGCAATCGTCACGCCATGGTTTGCCAGCGAATAGACCAACTCGCCCGCACCCAATGCCAAGCCAGTCCGTTGTGTGTAAGCCTTGGCGGCGGGCTTGGCCGTGAATGTGTGAACCACTGGCGTGCCGGGCGTGGGGTTCCATGCTGGGCCCGTTGGCTGCCCTGGTCGGCTGATCGTAACAATCGGCGCGCCCGTGCCGTTGCCCGCCGCAATGCCCGCTTCGACATAGGCTGCCTGAACGTCTGCCGTGATATCCGCGCCGCTCATACCAGCCTCGGGCCGGTCGAACCGCCGCTGATACACTGGCGCAGCATGGTTTCAATTTTCGTGGATCTTGGAACGGACGCGCCGCCCTTGCTGGCGTCACCAGTCACCTGCCATTTGATATCGCCCACGCCGATCAGAACTTTCTGATCGGCTGGCGTGAATGTCTTGGTCCAGATGCCCGGTGCCGCCACCTCTGCAATCGCCGCCTCATAGGTGGCTTCCACGACATTTGCGCTGTCAACTGTGCAGCTTGATCCGTCCAGATATGTGAATTGAATGTAGTCGGACGCCCGGACCAGTGCCTGCAGCGTTGCGGCGTTGTCAGCGATTACCGTGCCACGGTCCCCGGCGTATGCGATGAGTGCTGTGACTGTGCCGATCATGTGACGCTCCAATGAAGGGGCGGGCCATTACAACCCGCCAGATGGTTATTTTTTGCCGCTTGGCATGACGGGCTGTGTAACCGCCGCGTCAGCTTCAATCTCGGCTGTCGGGAAGGTCAGCCCGACAGCCTTATAGCGCGCCACATCTGCATCGCTCAAGGCATCGTCAAACGTTTCGGTCTTGCCCGGTTCGATGATGACATGACCGCCCGCAATGCGGACGGCCTTTGCGCGGGCGGTTGGGTTCCCTACGATCATGTCAGCGTGCCCTTACGCAAGACGCGCGGCTGGGAACACATATAGAGTGGGTAGCTGTAGAGTTCACCCTTCACCCACATATTCCGGTCACGGTCGGGAATGTTCATGGCGTAAAGCGGCTGACCGGGGGTGTTGACAAAACCCGCAGCTTCCAGCGGCGAGTATGCCACCTCGAAAACACCAGTCGCGCCAATCGGGAAGAATTTCGCCTCAGCCGCTGGAACCGCCACGGTCGTGCCGTCATCCGTCCCGCGATAGTTGTGGAACGTAATGCCGCCGATTGTGAAGGCTTCAAAGATTGCGGCCTGATCGCGTAGCGCCATTGCGGCCATCTGGTTCAGATAGAACTTTTCGACGTTGGGGTGATTGACCAGCGCGTCGTAGAAGTCATCACCCGCAAGCGCATGGATCGTTGCGCCTGCAAGCGCGCCTTTGCCCGACCGTGCCATGCTGCGGGCGATGTCTTTACAGATACCGATCACATTGGTCGCGGCCACGTCCAACTCGAAGCTGGTGGCGGTCGGGATTGCCTCGTTGAACGCGGTGGCATAGTTGTAGATCACGGTCGAACCGTCAGCGTCCAGCAACAGGCCCTGAAGCGCCCCAAGCCGGTGATGCTCATGGGTCAGTTCCATGTCGGCCCGAATGCGCAACATGCGGGTGTTGAACTCTGACTGAACCGCCATCAGTTCGGACTCTGTGCCGCTGGCCCGGATGCCGTCCAGTTCTGCCGCGTAGAGCGTGAACTGTTTGGCAAGGCGAGTGGTTTTCAGCGCAACGGCGTCACGCGTCGTGCCGTTAAGCGACTCAGGCGGCGCGCCGTCTGCCGATGTCGGGATCAGCGTAATGCCGCCCTCGGTCCGGTCAACAAAGATGTTGCGCGACCGGACCGGCTTGGGGGTGAACAGATTGAGCGAACCCAATAGCTGCGGAACATACGGCATTTTCTGGACGAACCCGGAAAGGGAAGTCGTGGAAAATGCCGAGTTGTTGAAAACGTCCATCGAGGCCATATCGTTTGCTCCTTCAGCGCACAATGACGCCGAGTGCAGCGAGTGCTACATCAGCGGCTAGGATTGCAGCGGCGTTGGCCGCCGGGTCATAGGTGATTTCCGTTTTGACCACTTCGGCGTCACGCGCCACGATTGTGGCCACAACGTCGATTGCGCTGCCGGTGGTGTTGGTCTGCGGAACCAGAAGCAGACCTGCGGGGGTTTGCGAACCGTTGGTGGCGGCGGCAAGCTGGGCCACAAATTTACCGCCCGTGGTGATCTTGCCCATGATCGTGCCGGGAACAATCGTGCTGTTCTCCGGAACGGTGACGGTCACTTCCTGACGCGACCGATACATGCCATTGGCCTCGGACACCAGAAACGCATAACCGCGCGTGCCTTCAGTAAGAATTGTCATGTCTTATGCCCCTTTCGCTGGCAGGAACGCGCCCCAGGCGTCGTTCGTTACAACCTTCAGGCCGCCCTTGACGCCATCGGCGAAGGCGTCAACAGGCTTGATGTCCTTGGCCAGTGCCTTGAACATGCCGGTGATTTCAGCGTCGCCGGCGTCCTTCACCATTTCGTCGCCGTATGTGCTGGCAACAGCGGCCTTGCGCAGATCAGCATCGCCCACGTTGGCGCTGTCAACCGTTGGCGCAATGGCTTTGACCAAGGTTTCCAGTGCCACCCGATCCGCGACCATCTGGGTCATCTTTTCAGGGGTCAGCGCGGCGTCGGTCAGCTTTTTGGCGTCAGCCTTCAGCGTGCCGATTTCTTCGTCCTTGGCGGCAATGGTAGCGACAGCAGCGGCCTGAGCCGTGGCGGCGTCTGTGATTTGTTTTTGCAGTTTTTCAAGCGCCTGCGCGCCTGCGTCGGTCGTGATGACGGAAAGTCCATCGATCGTGACTGTCCGCGTTTGGATGGCGTCTGCCATGATTACGTCCTTTTCGTCTGTGATAGGGGATGCGCCCCACCGCGCCGCAGTGATTGGTTGACTGTCACCGATTCTTGCCATTGGCCCGGCGCGTCCTGCCGCCACAATAGCAATGTGGTTTCCCACAATATTCGTTTGCCGCGCCTGATACGCGGTCCCGTCCGGCGCGATGCCGTCGCCCCATACCAATTCCGACACATATCCAACGCTCAATTCACGCTTGCCGTCCTGCACCTTGCGGATCGTGGCGGAATCGGTCAGCTTGATACCGATGCGCAAATACTCGCCGTCGCGCAGTACTTCTTCATTCGTGGTGCCGACCGAAACCATGCGGGCCGTGTCAGCCGTGACCAAATCGGCGGGGTGGTCGTCAGTGACTGGCAGCAGGCCGAAGGTTTGCAGGCTGGCCTTGCGGAACACTTCGGATTCATCACGGTAAACTGTCACAGTGTCCAGGTCGGGCCGGTCAAGTTCCACGCCGAGATAATCCTGCGTTCCAATGCGCGCGGTGCGAACGTTCGCGACCAGATAGCCTTCAGGCGTGACGCGGGCACCCGTGAGCGTGGCAAAGTCTGTCATCTTCATTCGTCTGACCCTTCCGCGCCGTAAAACTCTTTCACTTTACCCTCAAGCCCAGGGAATGCCCCGCTTTCGGTCAGCGTGTTTACAATTGTATCCGCAAGCGCCTCTTGTGGCAAGATGTCCATGTCATAGAGCACTTTCACGCTGTCAACAAGAACTTTACCCATGTCGGCCCGGTCTTTGGCCGTTGGCTGGAATAGCGGACGCCACGTCCAGTGCAATTCGGGCGGGCGATTGCCCAGCGCCGAACGGATGATGCATTCGTTCAAAATTTCCATTGCAGGATCAAGATCAAGCGTTTGCATCACCCTCACCCGATCAAAATACACTTTCTCATCGCCCGCGCCTGTAGCGTTCATACCTGCTGCCGCAATGCCGAATAGCCGGGTCATCGGAACGCCCGCCGCAGCCGCGACCATCTGCATAAAGCGGTCAATGATGTCAGGCAGCGTGGCGAAGCTGGCGGTTTTCTGGTCGTATGTGTCGTCAGCGTCCATCAGCAGCGCGCCGTTAATGCCCTTGCCGCGCGCCGTCAGGCCGGTCCGGGCCAGCACAACGTCTTCATACGCCTGACCGCCAGAGCGCAGCCCTTCGTTAAATCCGTTGATGCCGATCACGTCCACTTTGGCTTCAAATACAAGCGATGCGACGTTGGCAATCGTGGCGTCCAGGTTCCGCACAGCGCTGATCGTGGCGTTCAGCGTGCTGTCACCCCATCCGGGATGTGCAGAATGTCTATCGTCTGGCACTTCTTCGCCCATGGCAATGACAAGGCGACTCGGGTGGATCTCAACAGATGCGCCGGTGGCAGGGTTCATGCGGTACATGACAGGCTTGCCAAAACCGGGCAGGCGCGGGTCGCGCTGGATTTCCCCCGCCGTAATTTCCGACCGGTTCAGGACGGCGAGATATTGCAACCCGCCCTTGCCGATCCGGGCCGGATCCAGCGGCTTCGATGCGTCCAGGTCGCGCGTGCCGATGTAAATCGCGGCGCCGCCGAACAACCGGGCGCGCTTGAGGTTTTGCATCATCTTGCCTTGCAGCCCTAGACGCCTTTCCTCAGCTTCGATTGATGTGATCTGTTCCGCATCGGCCTGCCATTCGCGCCATTCGCGGGTCGCATCCTCTGCGGGCATGTCCACCACGTTGCGCGCAATGGCGCTGGTGCGATACATCGCGACAAGTTGATCGTCAGCAATCGTGGTGTTGTAGTAATAGCTGTGGGCTGCCTTGTCCCGGTCTGTTCCGAGATTGGCGACAATGTTGCGCAGGCCGTCCATGATACTCATATTGTTCCAGCCCATGAATTGTTTGCAGCTGCCAGCATGTCGAACGCGCGTGTCGCGGCGTCAATTTGATCTTTGAACTTGCCCATCGGGAACGTCGCAGCTTCGTCCAAGAATTCACCATTCCAATCGCCTGCCACAATGTCCACGTTACCGGCCTCAACCTGTGCCGCCAGGGGCATTGCGCGCGTTTCTTTGTCGCCCGTTTCAGGGCTTGACGTGTAACTGTAACCCATCAGCGACGATTTGAGAAGATGCAAAGCCCATGATTTACCAGCGGAGCCCGGATCCCGCGGGATTGACCCGCGCACGTCCCGCCCATCGGCCGCCGCCGTGCTGCCCAGCAGCCGTTCAACACCCGCAGCGTTTACCCGGTCTTTGACGACGTGGGCGATGCACAATCGGTTGTCGGGGCCGATTCCCAGCTTGACGCCAGCGGTTCGGGCCGCTCCGGGATCATCGGTTGCGGCCAAGTCCCATCCACGCACCCACCGATAGCCTGCAGGCTCAGCTTGGATGACGCGGAAGTCTGACCGCTTGAACATGCCGCCGCCGCGCGGTGCGGGGCGCTGTTGAAGCTGTCCGGCGGCTGCGTAGATACCCATGGTTCTTTCAAGATCGGCCACTTGGTCCTCGGGGAACCGATCAGGAAACAGCAGTTCGCCTTCGATTGTTCGCGGGTCGGTGTAAAACGGCGTGGAACATCGGCGGTCGGCTTCAAACCGCATCGGCAGGCACAGGTGGGTGTATCCCAGATCAATCGCCACGGCGGAAACGTCGGACTCGTGCAATCGCTGCATGATGATTACAATCGCAGAATCTTCGTTGTTGACGCGGGACGGCAGGGCTTCCCGGAACGTCATAACGCCCGTAGCAAGTTTCTGGACGCTGTTGGCATCCGCAACGCTGTGCGGATCGTCGATCAGAACCCTGTCGCCGCGCGAGCCGGTCATTCCTTCAAATGCCATGGCTTCCCTGAACCCGGTCTTGTCGTTTTCAAACCGCAGCTTGGCGTTATTGTCCGCCATCAGGTTCATAGGCCAGCGTGATTGATACCAGTCCGACTGGATCAGACGGCGGCATTTCATTGCGTCCCGGACGGCCAAGTCTTGTTTGTGCGCCGTGCCAAGGAATCGCATGTGCGGCAGTTCCTCTGGCCCCCATTCCCAAGCGGGCCAGATCACGCCGGTCAGCAGAGACTTCATGGTGCCGGGCGGCACGTTCATCAGCAGGCGGTTGATGTCGCCCCGCGTGACGGCTTCCAGGTGCGCACAGATAGCGTCCAGCGCCCAGCCCCATTTGAGCGGCGTGGACGGCTCCAAGACGTGCCAGGCGCGCCGTGCAAAGTATGCCAGCGATCGGCGGCACAGTTCTTTTTCGGCGGCAATGATGTCAATCGGTGTCAGCTGCATCGCCAAGCGCCACAATTTCCGCCAGGGCTTCAGGTGACAGGCGGGACACGTCCAGCGCGGCCTTGGGCGACATGCTGCCGTCCTCACTGATCAGGTTTACGTCAGCCGTTTCGCGCCACCGGGCGCGCGTCTTGAGCCAGAACGTCATGGACGCCGTGTCGCCGCCTTTGGCTTTGTTGAACAGCGCACCGCCGATTGTGGCGTTTGCTTTAGCCATCGACAGGTCCAGCTCATCGCGGTAGTGCAGCCGCAACGTCTTTTTGTCGATGCCTATCACGCGGGCGATCATGTCCTGTGTCGTGCCGACCGTCGCGTGAAGCTGCACAAGCTGGCGCTGTGCATCGGTCGGCGCGTGCTGTTTGCGGCCACAGGGTTTTTTAGGCATTCCATCCATACGTTAAATATAGCTCAGGTAATTATTGTTGACAAGGTGC